TTGCCATTATGAAGATGAAGAGTTACATTAGATCCATGAACATGAACCTTAGCAATATGGTCTACCATACCCTCATCAAGCTCGACTTCTTCCTTATTCATTTTGCGCTTGTCGTGTGATGTTTCACCATTAGCCTTAGTAAATATATGTTTTGCGCTTATGCCTGATGATCTTCTAGTAGCTGGAGAAAGAATTTTCTTTTTTGCATCTTGGACCGCATTATATTTCCTATCACGCGCTCTTTCGTCGCCAGCATTTGACAATTTTTCAGCTCTTTGATCTAATTTGTCCCTATCATCATTTCGATTCATGGTCTTCATAGCGGCAGCTTGGGTTCTTCTTTTTTCTGCAGCCTTCCAATATGTTGCTGGAGCAAGTTCATCAATCTGCTCGACGTCTTCCTTAACGCCACCGTCATACTTTTCTTTCTTTCTTAGTTGCTTTGCTCTATCTGCCTTCTTCTTGGCAAGGCGAGCATTATTCTTAGCAACGATGTCAGCAATAGCATTGCCAGTTGCGCGACCACCACGGGTCATTTCAATCTTTTCTTCAGCAATTGCTGGATCTTCAAACATTGTTGCAGCAATTTCCACTTTCTTTGCATCTAGTGCATCAGAAACTTTTTGGGAAAGGACTTCCTGGAAAAGATCCTGGAAATCGAGTGCATTTTTGTCTAGGGCTAGGTCAGTAAATCTGTTCATTATTGATTACCTTTAATAAGTTGGGCAACTTTTTTATTTATATCATCTGATTGTTTAGGTCCACCAGATGATGGTGTATTTGCTGATGTATCATCAGGATTATCTTCTTGAGGCTGATCACCTTGCTGCTGTTGCATTTCAGCTTGTTTCTCAGCTTCTTCTTCTGCTTCTTGTTCTATTTGTTCTTGCATAATCTGAACTTCTTCTTCATTCAATTGAAGAACATTTTGTAGCACCCACTGCTTGGAGAAGTACTGTCCAATGTATGGTTGAATCACATTTAGAGTATTAACTCTATTTTGAATTAGTTCAGCTTCCTTTAACTCAACAAAGTTATTATCTTTGATGAAGTCGTAGTGGATGTATTGTTTAAATTGTTGCCACTCATCGAGGGTGCAAATACCCTTTAGTGCTAGTTGACGAGACATTAACTCATCGAACATAACAGAGAAACGTGCACGCAACTTGTCGATAAACTTGTCAAACTTTAATTCGTCTCTTGTAATCTCATTTGAACGACCAAGGCTAAATCCTTGTTGCTGCTCAAGTCTAGAGATTGGCACATTTAGCGCCTTGTAAAGCTTTTGCTCAAAGTATTTTACGTCATCCATCTGACCAAGATTTTGTCCAGCAGGAAGCGTAGTAATTTCTGTTGACTTACCCTCACCACGACGAGGCATCCAAAAATCTTCAAGCATAGAAAGTTGACGACGATCATCACGAATTTCACCAGTAACAGAATCGTATGTTAGCTTATTGCGGAACTTCGTCATTGTATCACGGAGATACTGTTCTGCTTTTTGACGAGGCATATTACCAACGTCAACATAGAACACACGACGTTCTGGTGCACGAGATACGCGATAGATTACAGTAGCATCTTCAACGAATCTTAATTGATTCATTGGACGAATTGCTTTGTGAATATATGAAAGAACAGTAGACTTTGCTGGGTCAAATAGACCTGATGAAATATAAACAACAGAGTCATCTGTCAATTTAGTTCCGCCAGCATAACTGCCTAGAATTTGTGGTGACTGTACGTTATTGTTTACAACCTTTTCGTTGTAAAGATAAAACGTCTCAATCTTGTCCACCATCTCCATACCATTTTCTTTTTTCTTCTTGATATGGCGAATCTTACGAATACGTCTTGGGTCGACATAAATGAGCTGCATAATACCAGCTCTTGGATTGTCTGGGTCGATCACTATATTGTAATATAGTCTACCATCAACATACCAACGACGGAAAATATCTGATCCAAAGTTACCAAAGTCAAGGAGTCTCATAATTTCCTTGAATTCATCACGAATCATTTTCTTAATTTTATCTGGTTGTTGTAATTCGTCTAGAACAATCTTAACGGTTTCACCACGAGTGTCGTGGACAATTGATTCATTAATAATGTCCTCAATAGCAGACTCAATTTCAGGCTGCATTGCCATTGTTCTATATTTGGTGATTAGGTCTACTTCTGAACGATAGGTGCCATCAAGATCGACATAAATGCCGTAGTGGGAACCAGACTGGATGTTAATAGAGCCGTCTTCAGTTTGTGGAGTAACGACTGATGGAAGCTGCTCTTGCTCATCAGACTTTTGTGAATTACGGACTAGCTCGAAGCCGAAGAATTTTAGTGCCATGTTTTCCTCATATCAAAAATGGGGGGAACAAAATAGCTCCCCCCAACAATTCAATTAACCACCAAGAACTTCGCCGAGAGCAGATAGCACATTACCAGCTGTGCTATTGTTCTCTGCTGATGTCCAGTACTGGTATGCAAAGGTGATTGAGAATTCTTCAATCTGATCGTTTGCACTCCAGTTAACTTCGATTGGCGATACATCTACTGGGAACATTCCAACAAACTTATAAGTCTTTAGAACATTTCCTTTCTTGCCGTATTGAATTACGGTTGCATCAGCGCCATATCCATTGTCAACAGTTCCTGCTGAAGCAGCACGAATGTTAGCAACAGGATCTGATAGACCATTAATCCAACGCTCCATTGAGTTGCGTACTGTAAAATCTTCGTCGTTAATTACGTTGATTGTCCAGTCTGGATATTGTCTATTGCCAGCAACTTTTACTTCACGACCGAAGTAGTATGTTGGCGCAATTCCTACTGTTGATCCAGGTAGCTGAGCAGAGTTACACATGAAGGAGATCTTACGATCTACTCCATTTGTCTTTGCGTAACCTGGAACGTTCATACGAACTTCAAACAGATTAGGACGTGCACCGTCACCAACAAGTTGTTGTCTAAATTGATTTACATTAAAAGCCATTTGACTCTCCTAGAGTACTGTAAAGGTATTTATTAAAATTTACCCACAACTTCGTCAAACGAAACACCCGTTCTTACAGCAACAAAGTTCAACTGGATATAGTTGATGCTTCTTGCTGGCTTAATGTAAATGTCACCGACAAACTCATTACGATCAATCAAGTCAGGAGTGTTATTTGTTGTGTCGCAAACTACACGGAAGTCATAGATTCCACGACGACCCTGTACAGTTCTTAGGAATGGTTCGACCAAACTTACAAACTGAGCTCTTGTAAACTCATCATTGAACTCGAAGAGGCTTGCCTTAGCAGCACGAGAAATTGCCTTCTCAAGAACAATAAACAAGCGACGTACATTAATACGATCGAAAGCAGAAGTTCTTGATAGCAAGGTCTTGTCGCCAAATAGTACAGTACCTTCGCCTGGGAACGCAACAACTGGATTAATACCAGCTTTATATAGGGTGTCGCGATCTGTCTTGCTTGGGTTAAACTTCAACTTAACAACGTTCTTAATTACACCACGCTGATACCCTGCAGGAGAGAACCATGGATCTCTCTGGCTATCAGTACGGGCACATAGACCAGCAATGTCACCATTTAGAGGAACCCAACGATACTTGTCGTTGTACTTGTCGTACATATACTTCCAACCAGAGTCCATAATTGCATATGAAGAGCTAGCATTTAGAGTGGTGTTTCTCCAGTTAGTGATATTGCTTAATGTATCAGCCTTATCTAGTGGAGGTGATAGTAGAACAACGCAGTCTTTTCTTGATTCAGCAGTTGAAATTAGCGCGGTAGCAACAGTAGCGTCGCCAGTTCCCTGCATGATTAAGGAAACATCAACATATTCTGGGTTAGAGAACTGAGAATAAGCATTTACTACGTTACCCGTTGAAACAGTTCCATCTGAGCCAGATATAAACGATACTGTATAGTTGTTGCTGTTTGCGGTATAAGCACCACCGAATATTGTTGCAGCAGATGTTGAACCCCAATTTGAAGTATTTGTTGCAGCAGTTGCAAGGTCATTGTTAGTTGGGTGATTTAGCCAGTAAACATACTTAGAGTTCTTCCAAAGAACTTCTTTGTAATAGTTGCTCGAGCCATCATCTGTTCTAGCATCAGAAGCTTTTGAAACAAATGGGAACTTTTCTAGAACAGTTCCAGCAGCACCGCTAATTAAACCATCTTCGTCAACAACAATAACGTGCATTTCGTCACCAAGACCACCACGAGATAGAACATATGGTGAAGTATTTGGTGAAGAAGGGAAGTTAGTTGCATATGTCCAAGTAGAGAATGCATTAATATTAGGGCAGATAGAAATCTTTAGAGAATTACCTAGAGAACCTGCGTAACGAGCAGAGAATGCAACATTAGCATTTGCTGTTCCAGTATACTCATTAGTAAAATATGCTTCTTCATTTTTAACTAATGTTCCAGATGCTACCATTGCTAAATTTGCATTAGCAACAGCATTTACAAGATTTGCTCCAGTTGAACGAACAACTAGAAGATCGCTTGAATAAGAAAGGAAGCTAGTAGCTGTTAGATATAGAGCAGCTGTGCTATCATTTGGTGTGTAAAACTTTGAAGCTAATTGAGCTTCGCTTGAGACTGGGGTCAAAAACTCAACTGGTCCCCATCTGAATTCGCCAGCAATAGCGCCAGTTGATGTATCTACTGCGGGAATGCCAGCTGTTAAGTCAATTTCTGAAACGTTAATGCCTGGTGATACTTGAAATGCCATGGTTTTCTCCTAACTATAGGCGGAGGTAATATTCTTTTATATTTATAAAAAGCCCTGTTTCATTAATTAAATTTAAAGAAATCGTTGGCATAAGAGTTAAAATCTGAGTTTGATTCCCCAACATTTTCCCACATTAAACCCCCATCTTTAAAGTATTTTTGACCGTTATCGGTCTCAAGACCAGAACTCATCAGAGGGATCGGAGGTAATTCATCCTCCATTTGTTGCATTTTCTCCTCATAAAGCTTCTTTCGGATGTCAAAGTTGGTCATATCTTTAAAATATGGCTGAGTCGTCAACCATGAGAATAGAACCAAACACATCGCTAAGTCATCGTGAGACCCCTCCTCAGCTCCATAATACCCACTAGAGAGTAAAACGAAGGTAGAAAGTTCCTCAATAATATTAAAATCAGGGATTAAAAGTCTCTGATTCTCAATCAAATCTTTAAGAGTATTACAACCCTGGCGTTTAACCTTCTTAGTGGTCTTTACGCCGAGCTGTTTAGTCTTTCCGAACTGGGAAAGGTTAAACCTTCCATTCATTCTATACTTAATATTTCCACTTTCTTCACCGTGGAACATATTTTCATATTCTAATTCGTTGTGCACAACCATTGCAATTTGAGAACCGATGTCGTTATTCTCAATTAGCAAGTACGCATCATGATAGTATTTAGCTGCTTGAACAATGATGTTCGGGAATAAAAGTGGAGAAACAACATTACTTCTATACTTAGCCACCACCTTAAATGGCTGAGCAGTAACATCTACTATAACGAATGCCGAATAGTCTAACCCGACACCTCTAGCTGTGTCTACAGTAGAGATGTAAAAGTGATCCGGCTCTGGTTCATCGTATACATCTAGACCTTCCATAATAGATCGGAGAGGTCGACCGAAAACTAAATTCCCTAGAGCACCAGCTGAAATGAGGGTTCCTGCCGAACCGAGGAATGTGCAATTATGAGACACTATATCATTTGTGTAGTAACGATTCCACTTATCAACATTAACTAAATCATAAACATATTTCTCTTCTTGTATTGAGTTTATTTCTTTGACTATTTTATTAGAAAGAATATCTCCAGATTTAATAAAATTAGCCTGAATAAATGTGTGATCGTCAATCTCAAATAGATGATCTTTCGTGCAAACAATATCGCTATTGTCTATGAATACTATTTTTATAAGTCTAGAAGAAAGCTTTCTTTTAATATTAGAAAACTCTGACCACCCATCGGGCGTCAACACCTCATATTGACTATTTATTTTATTTTCTAACATCTATGATTCCATCTTTCCAAGTTTTATTT